CCAGGTTCACGATCTCGTCCAGCCACGCCTGGATCTGCGTCACGGTGCTGGGGCTGTGCGTGGCGACCGCGTTCATCTGCTGCGTCAGCTCCACCAGGCTGCCCTCAGTGGCGGGCCAGCCGATGTAAGTCCTGATCAGGTCCCGATCGTTGCGCGTGCTGGTGGCCGTGGGGCGCCAGAGGGGGTCAGGGGCGAGCATCGGCGGCGCGGGTCAGGCTGCCTGCAGTTTTCCCGCCGCCGGATCTTCCAGGCCCTTGCGGGCCCCATGGAGCGTGCCCAGCCAGTACCGGCCCTCGGGGTCCAGGTTGGCGGTCAGCAGCCGCAGGATCTGCTCCCCCTCCGGGTCATCGGCCACGGCTGTGAGCATCCGCAGGCCCTGCCGCGCTGCCGGGCCATCGCGGCGGAGCACGGCGACGCTGAGGCCCTGGAACAGGCGGAGCGTGGGGGAGCGGTCGGGCATGGGGGCATTCAAGCCGTACCTGAGTTTTCCCGCTACGGAGGGGGCGCCGGTCGAGTTACCTTCGACCTTCTAAAACCGCCCGGTTGCGCATTCGCGTGTAGTGGGCCAACGACCGCTCTTGATCCGCCTGCCCCTGCTGCCGCCTGCCACTGGAACCGCTGCTACTGCTGCAGTTTTCCCGCCACAAGGGGTGCTGATCCGGGCCAGCTGAGCCCAGCCAGCAAAAAGGGGCCCTAGGGCCCCTGCTTAAAACTCAAACCCAGAACCGCGGAACGTTTGGCGACAGGACGCGGGGTCTGGGGATCCACCGGAAAATCCAGTGATTATCGCGCATCTGGGGGGGGGAAAGCCCCCAGCAGCACGGGCCCCTAGGGGCCTGTTCTTCGCAGCGTATCCCTAGGGAAGCGAGAAATCCCCGTTTCACTATGCCAGTCACCCCACCGGCACCGGCGCCCGCTCAATCCCTGGATACTGTCGCCGCTCGCTGGGGGAGGGCTTGCGCACGGCCTCCTCCAGCACCTGGGAGGCACGGGCGAAGGGCCACCCCTTGTCGGCCCCTCCCTTGGCGGCGGCGAACTCCTCCGCCACGGCCTTGCGCGAGCGCTCCCAGTAATCCTCCCGCAGCAGGATGGCCCTGAGGGCGGGGTCTTTCTCTTCTACCGCCTCTGAAGATACCGGAGATAGGCTACATCTACATCTTGGATGAAGCGTGCCCACCATCTCGTCGAGCCGGTAGATCCGGCCATGGCGCGAGGCGCACACCGCGCACGTCCGCTCATCCTTGGTGGCGATCCACCGGGCATAGCCGAACCCGTTGCGGGCTGCCGTTGCCTTCTGGGCGCCCACGTAGGCGTTGGCCAGCTCCGATCGGGCGATCAGCTCGGCCCGCTGCTCCAGGCCCAGCCGGTTGTTCAGCCCCTGCGGATCGCGGGCCCCCTGCAGGGCGGTCCTGATCTCTCCCTCCAGCACGCGGGGCCCCTTCCCGCGGCCGATGCCATCGGTGACGATCCGGGCGATGTTGTCGCGGAAGCTCTCCACCTCGCCCCGGATGTAGGCCGATGCGGTGCTGGCGGCGGCCTCCACGGCGGCCCTGCTGGCACCCACGAACACCCCCTGTGCGGTCGCGTCAGGGTCGGCGGTCTGCGCGAGCTGCTGTCCCAGGTCACCGCCGAGGGCCACCGCCTCGGCGAAGTCCTCGCGGTAGCGGTTCTGCAGCCAGGCCAGCTCCCGATCCGACGCGAAGGCCTGGGCCAGCTCCAGGAGCTTGCGGAACTTGGCGGAGCCATCGGCGATCGAGTACGACCCCGGCCGGCGCGTCACACCATCGGCGCTCTGCTGGTCGGGGAGCTTGGGGTCCACGAACTGGCCGTAATACCGCCGCAGATCCCGCAGGGTGCGGGCCAGGGAGCGGCGCAGGGCCGCCTTGGTGTTGGTGGTGGCCCGGTTGCCGATCGCGTCCAGGGCGGCGGCGTAGTCGTCGGCCAGCTTGAGCTGTTGGTCGCCGATGGTGGCCATGGGTTAGGGCTTGCGGGGCTTCTGGCGCTTGTTTGTCTCTTGTGTTTGTTGCTTTGCCTTGCCTCTTAGTTGCTTGATTGCATTTTGCTGCTGTCTTATTGCAATCCTTGCGCCAACGTACCTATCAGCCCTGCTCATTGCTGCATTACCGTTTCTTTCTTTTGTCTTGCGCGATTGTCTTCTATTTTGGCCAATCTCTCCCCATAGGCCGAACTTAACAACCGGATCAGCTTCATACGCTTTTTTGGCTGTGGCTTCTTCGCGCTGCAGCCTTGTGAGCTGGCCCCGAGCCTTGCGAATCTCGGCCGCCAGCGCCTTTCTTTGGGCCGTGCCGCGTGCAAATCCGTATTTTTCAGGGGTGTAGCCAAGTTCAATTTGCTTTAGCTTTTTGGCCGCTTTCCGCAGGGACTCTAATTGCCTATCCGCTTTTGCTCCCCTTGCAATTAGCTTTTGGTAGCGAGGGCTAAAGTTAGATCCTGATGCCATAGGTGAATTGTCACGGTTTTTAGCGTTTTCAACCTTGCGAAGTTCGTCTAAAACTTTTGTCAGTCTAGTTTTAAGATTGGCGTTTGCGGATCGTATTCGCTCGGTTGACAATACTCTTTTGCCGGTCTTTTTGGTCTTGGCCTTCAATGCCCCCGGCTTCAGTCCGCGAGGCTTGGCGATGGTGCCGCCAGGGCGAGCGGCGCGGACATTGCGGGTTGAGCGCCGCGGCGTGGTCATTGCCGCCCGAGCCCTCAGACTGCGAGCGCTATAAAGAGTGTCGGCGACGATCTGCCCCCGTTGCTGGGGGGTGAGCTTGTTCTTGCCGCGGCTAGGGCTGCGCATCAGCCGCGTTACTTGGTCTTCAATGTTTCCGCTGACAAACCGGGCATCCCCGCGGATCTTGCGGGCCTTGGTGAGCCGCGGGTAGTCGGGAATCAGCCCGGCTGCGCCCCTCCTTGCTGACCTCATGGAGGCGTAGGCCCTGCGAGCCGGCTTCTCAACGGTCTTCCACTGCTTGGCCAGCTTGTCCCGGTGGGCTTGGTCTGCTGCTGAGCGGTTGGCGATCCGGGGAGGCACCTTCGGCGCGCCCCCGCCGGCCCGCGCCTTCCCTCCCCTGCTCACCACCCCCTGAGGCGCCCCCTTGAGGCGATCGGTCTGCCTGGCCCTGAGGTTCCCCGCCCCGGTGCGCAGCCGGCCCCCGCGGGCTGTGGCGCCATTGCCGCCCACGCTTGTGATGCGCCCCGAGTTGTCCCGCGTGAGGCGATTGGTGCCGCGGCCGGCCTTCTTGGCTGGTAGTCGCTTGGGGGCGCCACCGCCCGGTGTGGAGGCGAACCGGCCGCGACCATCCCGCACGTAGGACGTTCGGCGGGTTCCTCGGGGCATGGCTACTGCAGTCTCTGCAGCAGTTTTCCCGTCAGTTCAGGGGCAACCCCTGCGCGTCCACGCCACCCCCGGCGAGGTCATTGGGGCCCGGTGCCGGCGGGTTCATCAACGCCTGCTGCCGTTCATCCTCGGCGGCCAGATCGGCGGCCTCCTTCTGGCCATCGGCACCAGGGCGGAGCATGCCCCGCTTCTGCGCCAGGTGCGTGACCGTCTCGCGCATGAGCAGGCCCTTGTCATAGAGCGTGCCGGCGAGGGTGAGCAACGCATCGTCCACCGGCTTATCGGTGACCCCTGGCAACAGGTCAAGGCCGGCACCGGGCTGGGGCAGCTCGCCGGTGAAGGCCCCCCAAAGCTGGAAGAGGCTCTCCCATGCGCTGCTCTTGCTCTCGGCCATTGCGGTGATGGTGGCCTGCAGCTGGGCCCCTTCCAGCTCGGCCTGCGTGGCGGTGCGCTCACCGCTGCCGCTGAACAGGAACGACAAGGTAGAGCGATCAATCAGCTTCTCGATCCCCTCCAGGTGCGCCAGGTGTTTATCGAGGCTGCTGCCGGAGGGTTCCGCAAACTCCAGGCCCTCCCCGGAGCCGGCGTTCGGGAACTCAACAACGCTGTTCGGCCCCAGCATCAGCGGCAGGGGCTCGCCATTTGGCCCAGCCATCCGGCGCCCTTTCACCACGGCCACCGGCAGAGCACATCGGTGCAGCAGCTCCTTCAGGTCGGAGTATTCGCGGAACCAGTCCAGGGTGAGGTTCGCCAGGCTCAGCAGCGGCAGGCCGCCCTCCCCGAAGCCGTCGCGACTGACGCCATACCAGACCACCGGCGGGCTCTCCAGCACCTCGCCCCTGGGCCCGGTGAAGGTGCCCTCCTGCGGGCGCCGGTCGGCATCGACGGCCACCCGGATGTTGTATTGAGCCGTGACCCCCTTGCCGCCGTTGCCGGTGATCTCCAGGAGGCGCCAGCTGCCGCCCTTCATCACCCGGTATCGGGGCTCCAACTTGACGCCAAACTCCTGGTCTTCAGCCTCGTGCCACTCCAGGATCGTGACGGCGATCGGCACCCGCCGTCCGCCCCGCTTGACGGTCCGCCAATTCAAAACGTTCCGGCGCTCGGCGGCTGAGAACGTGGGCCGGCGGCCTTGGGCCCGCTCCTGCGCCCTGTTCTCGGGTGTCCCCTGCGGCGCGTCGGCCATCAGCAGGCAGCCGCCATCCCGGAGCACCAGGGCATCGGTGCCGAGGCCCCAAGCCTTCAGGCTGTTGCCCTCGCCGTCAATATCCTGGGCTGCATCGAGGAGGCCCTGCTGCACCCCTCGCAGCTGGTAACGGCTCAGCACCCCCGCGAAGGCGCTCACGCCATCCTTGAAAAAGCTCGGATAGCTGCTGCGCCCCACCCGCGCCTCATAGGCCTGCCGGGGTTCACCGGCCTCCTTTGGCAGGTGGCGCTTCTTTGCATCACCTCGCAGCAGATCCCAGCAGTCAGCGACCAGATCGAGGTCGCGCATCACCTCCCGCAGCTTCGGGTGCTGGAACGACGGCAGATCGCCCTTATTGCTCGGGTGGCTGATCTGCTGCTGCTGCACCGGTGCCTAGTCCTTCTGGCCCAGTTTTCCCGCTTGCGTGGGGGTCGTGACAGGCACCAAACAAATCCAACTGCTCCGCCACCTGCAGGATCTCAACCGGATCCGTGATGCGCCTCCCCGCCTTGCCCTCGGGGCCTCCAACCCCGTCAGGCACGACCAGGGCCAGGGCCTGCTGCTCTGGCGCCGGCTTCAGTCGCTCGCCCCAAATGATGCCCTCGGCGTGCCGCAGGAACTGCCCATGGGGCATCCGCGCCACCTGGCGCCGGGGCTGGGCATCCCAGGCCGTTTCCAGCATCTGCCGATCCGCCCACCGCAGAGCGGCATGGGCCTCGTCTGCGATCCGCAGGACCTCGTTCAGCTCGTCGTAGCTCTCGATCTCATCCCACGGGTCGGGCTCACGGTTGGCATGAAGAGCCTCAGGATCAAGGAGCCGCGTGGCCCCCTGTGCCCCCAAAACCGCCGTCACCTCCTCAGGCGCGAGCCCGGTGGCCTCCACCACGGCCGAGAGGGTGGCCCCGTCGGCGGCGAGGCGCCGCACCGTGGGCGCCACGTCCCTCCACTTATCGGGGAACTTCACCCCGGAGCTGTGGCCCTTGTCCCGCAACCACTGCGCCATGGCCCCGCGGATGTAGGGCACCACGCACGTGCTCAGGGCATAGGGGCGGTCGGTGGCCGGGTTGAGGCGTTCGGGGTTGTACCGGCGGCAGCCGTTCAGCAGGCCTCTGGCGGCCACCAGGAAGAGGTCGTCAAACGGCATCCGGGTGGACCGGGCCATCCGGTTGGCCATGCTGGTGGCCAGAAGGAGGTTGTCGGCCGCCAGCTGCTCGGACCACGCCGTAGGCGGCGGGAACCCCTTGAGCCGGTCCAGATCAGGGCACGGGTCAGGCCGGACCTTCTCGCTGCGGGCGGCTCTGAGGCGCCGGGTGGTGGTGGCCATGCTCAACGCACCGGATTTGGGCCTGTTTGTTGTCCCATTATTGCATCAGTGAATGCTTAGGCGCCATAGCCATAGCTCACTGTAGAGAAACTGATGGGACCAGAGCTGGAGAGATAGATCAAGAGCTGACTTGTGCTGTCCACAATGTCATCGAACGTTGCTGCGGGGAATTGCAGTAGCTGATCTTTGACCACATTGCTCCAGGGGGCGGAGCGAGGCAGGAACACCCGGCCGTTGTTGAACTCCACGCTGGCAGCATTGGCGCGGGATTCCTTGCCGCCCATGTCACCGACCCCGGCGGCAACCACTTGATAGCCGTGGGCGCCCTGCGTGAGGGTTTTGATCACTGCAGCACCGTTGGCTTTTTTCTCAATCACCAGCTCCCCGAAGCGGTGGCGGGTGTGCATTGAGCGGATCATGCTCACCGTGGCGGGGAAGTCCAAGCGCTCGTTCACCAAGTCCAGCAGCCATGCGCCCTGGTTGGTCTGCCCCCACAGGGTCATCGCCACCATGTCGCTACCGGCGGTGTCGTCGAAGGTGCAATCAACCGACAGGATCCGGCGGATGAAGTGCGTCGGCAGCTCGGGATCATCGGGCTTGCCGGGCCAGGCCGGGCAGCCGTAGAACCGCATCCGATCCAGGAAGAACACCGTGCCCTTCCCGGCGCTCGGCCGCTGCTGGTAGATCGATTCCCAGTCCCGCTCCGGCGTGTTCGCCTTCTTCCGCTTGATCCACCGCTCATCAAAGCGATCGGGGTCCAAGGCCTCGCCGGGCTGGCGGTTGTCGGCCTCGCGGGTGGCGGTGGCCGGTAGGGGTTTGATGTCGTTGGCGGCTACCGCCGCGATCGGCAGGGAGACGACGTGCCACCGCTCGCAGTCGTCTTCCATGCCCTCCTTCTCCAGCTCCAGGTTCTTACTCAGCAGGTAGCCGATGGCATCCGCTTCGTGCCAGCGGGTATGCACGTACAAGGTGGCATTATTGGGCTCCTCCCTTGTTGAAAGAACCGAATCAATCCAGTTATGAACTTGGCGCCGGTATGCTGCGCTTTCGGCCTGTTCGCGTCCCTTGATTGGGTCATCAATGAACAGCCGGTGGCCTGGGTGCCCCGTTCCCTTGCCAATACCTGCGGTCCAAATGTAGCCGATTCCATAATCACCGGCCCATTCCCCTTTTCCAGACTTGGAAGGCCTAAGAATGCCGCCGCTGGCTACATAAATGTCCCGCGCGTTTTCGCTAAACTGGCAGGCCAGATCCTGGGTGTGGCAGCATATCCCGCCGCTTTCATCGGGAAACCGCCGCAGGCAGTATCCAGGTAGATAGCGAGTAAAGATTGTGGATTTGTAATGTCTTGGCGGTAACTCCACCATCAGCCGAGGCAGCTCGCGATCAGCAAAGCGCTGCGCCAAGTCAATCAGTCGCAGAGTGTGCCTGGTGAACGGAAATCCCGGATAGGCGTCGGCGATGTACTCGCGGAAGCTCTTGGTGTACGGCTCCACTGCCGCCGGGATCGCCGCTTCTGCGGCCCTGGCCTCCTGCACCTCCCGCATCGCGGGGAAGCCGCCCCAGTCGTGGTAGGCGGCGTGGTGGAGGAGGTTTAGGGGCATCAGGGGCGGGGTTCAGTGACTACAAAGCCCGTCATCGCCGTAGCCGCAGATTTCCTCCGGGGTGCGGTCGTCAAGCACTGGGAGGGGCGGACGATCCCGACCCCACTGACCAAACCCGATGTGGAGCCACTGCTTGCGCTCAATCCTCAGCGGCGCGGGCCAGAAGCCGTGGCGGCGCAGAAGCTGGAAGTTCGACTTGCTGAGCACTCCATAGGAGCCCGCTTGCCATGAAACCTTGGCGCCCTGCAGCCGCAGTCTCCAGGCCTTTCGTGAGTTCAGTTGCACAAGCCGCAGTAGTGCCTGTGTCAGGCCTGAGGTGTCTAAGGTGATCGCCTCCCCAGTCTCCGGGTTGCACGCGAACACATTGGCAATCCTGCGCCCGGTGCGGTCGTAGACGGTGGCGCCGTTGGGGTACTGCTGGCGGAAGGCGGGGGTGTTGGCGTCAAGCATGGGGGCTAGGAGTGGTGGTGGGTGGCAAGTAGAGGGGCTGCCAGTGGGTAGGGAACCATACCAAAGATTCTTCGTCTCCAAATTCATTTGAAAAACAGCCTGCATCGGGACCGCTTGATACAACTGATTTCACCTTCCTTCCATCTAACACAAGTATCTCGACAGCATCTACTGGCGCCGTTTCAATCGGCTGCCAGGGGCTGCGCTGGTTCCAGCCGGCGGCGGCTTCTTCTTTCTCCCACAACATCTCTGCGAAGCTGGCAAGCGGCCCCTGTGCGTCACAGTTGCTGCAAACGACATAGGCAATGCTGCTTTGAAGGTCTGTGCGAATGCTTAGTTCAGTGCCCCCGCAGAACGGGCAGGGCAGGAGGTTGGGGGTGTTGATGTCAGGCATTGGTGGCACCTCACTCCCATTGAAGTTTCACCCCACATTTAGGGCAAAAATTAGAGGCACGGGTGATCATGTCGTCTTTGCATTGGGGGCAGCGATACCATTCGGTATACAGTTCGTCTTCCCCTATGTTTTGAGCTTCACTGATGGCCACAGGGCTTGGCTCTACCGGGCTCACCGCCGAGGCAGCAGGGCCATTGTGGCAGCCGCTGAACCCAGGATGCGCCAGGATCGCCTCAGCCAGGGCCGCAGCGCCTAGCTCGTGCTTGCCGTCCACTTCCCTGACGATCTCGGCCAACCGCAGGATGCGGCCTACGTCGGGGTCGTTCGGCTCTAGCTCTTCCGGTGCGGGGGTGGCTATTGCGCAGGCGATGATAGCGCGGGCGAACTTGATTAACTCAGTAAAGGCAATGGCGCGTGCGTCGTGACTACCGCCCATCAGCCTTTCCAAGGCTATAGGTATTTCATCTTCCGCAATTTCCCGGATTTCCTTGTTGGTTAGTCGTCGGATGCTTCGGTTGGTCATTGTTGGTGGTGGCAATGGGGTTCGTCGCGTGGTGTCATCACCCGCATTCAATAGCAACATACTCAGCGGCTTCTGAGTCGCTTCTGGTTATCGAAAGGCCATGGTAGCCACTGTGTAATCTTCCACTTGCGGCGTATACGTGCCTTTCTTTGCAATAAAGCTGAAAGGCACGGCCGCCTAGGATGACTTCAGCAGGCTCAAGATCCCTTCGCTGAACCTCGGCAAAAAGCTCGTCAAGCCGTTCGCTGACCAGCCTCCCGGATGACAGCCGCTCGCTTTCATCGGCGGCCCGCAGCAGCTTGTGGGCGTGATCCATGGCAATGGCCAGAGGGTCGCCATCGGCGGGCTCCATCTCCCACCCGTCAACGGCATCAGCAAGCTGCTTCAGGGCGGCGCGAAAGTCGGGTTCAGGCATTGGGGATGGGGGTGGTGGTGTAGGCGGTGAAAGGCAGCCGCATCGCCCTGGCGTGGCAGGCGGCGGCGGACCGACCCCCAGCCAGCGGCGGCGCGACAAGCTGGGAGAGCAGGAGCAGTAGCACCCAGGAGTTGGCGCTGAATGGGTGGCCCGTGGTGGCCAGTTTGACCGACGCCAAGCCTTCGGGCGAGTACAGATTCTTCAGGAGCACGTAGTCGATGGATCGGGCCGGCAGCGCAGTGCCGTCACCAAGGGCAAGCTGAGCGATCACATTGCCGCGATTGCGTTCGGAGCCGTAAGGGTGGCGGTCGTTGGAATAGGAGGCGAGAACGCCGATCGGTTCGTGGTAGATGAAGGCAATACCCCGGTTCAAGGGGACTGGTTTACTGCCGATCTGCTTGTAGACCGTGCCATTGCTGGGGTTGGCCTGCAGGATCCGCTGGTTGAAGCGCAGATTGCCGGCATTCACCACAATCGTGCTGCCACGCTCTCCCCCAACGCGAAGAAAGTTGCCTTTGGGGTCCATTTGGATCACCCTCGCCACCCCTTCGTAAGTAGGGATCTGGACAGGGGCCAGAGCAGCCGTAGCACGAGGCCCCTGGAGCAGGTCTGCCACCGCCTGCTGCAGCCAGCGCAGACCCTGACCCCAGGGGGCTGTGATTGACTGCAAGCGCTCCCAGGGGGTGAGCAGTGCATCCCGCCCGCGCAGAGCCGTGGCCTGAAGGGAATTGGTGGCGATGGAGGCGACAGGACAAGTTCCGGTTGCATCGGTGATCGGCGCGAAGCTGGGCTCCGCCGGGCTGGCCTTGACAGCAGCCGCGATCTTCTCTCCCCCCTTGCCCGGCCAATGGGCTGCGTAGGGAGCGGTCATCTGCAGGCAGCGATCGATATAGATAATGCTGCCACTGACTGCGGACAAAACGACCTTATCGTTTTCGGCACCCTGACTGCCAGACACTATGCAATCAACACCAGAAGCCTGGCAGTTCACGGCGGCGGGTGAATTGCCGACAACAAAGGTGTCGGCGCCAATGCCGGAGCTGTTGCCCCCTTGTAAAACATTGGTCCCGAGGCTGCCGATCAGCACCTCAGCCCGAGTGGGGCTTCCATTTGCATTGATGGGCACATTGCTGGAACCCCTGAGCGTGAGCCTGGTTACCTTGTTGGTAAAAGGAGCACCCTTAAGGTCGATTGGAGCTGCCCCTGGCGCAACATTCGGGGACCAAAAATAGGTGTCCGTGTTGCGATTGAAACCTGCTTCGATATTTAACCTGCAAAGGCCTGGTCTATTTGAGCAGTATTGATCCCTTGCCTGCGCTGGTGAACCCAGCAGGCAGGCAAGTGCGCCGGCCACCGCCATCAGCGCCCCCTGGGGGCGGCGGCTGACACTGAGTTTTGCATTTCCCATGATCAAACCCTCGCCAACGTGACACCGCTCGCCTGCCCCTGATACTTCCCGTTCCCATAAGGCAGATCGCAGGGCACCCCCTCAAAAAACAGGGCCTGGCAGATCCCTTCATTAACGTAGATGCGGCAGTCGGAGCCGCTGCTGTTGCTGATCTCAAGGGTGAGGTGGCCCTCCCAGCCGGCTTCGCCTGGGGTGAGGTTGACGATGATGCCGCAGCGGGCGTAGGTGCTCTTGCCAATAAAAATTGCGGTTACATTGGGCGGGAGCTTGAGCCGTGGTCCAGCTACACCAAGAGCGTAGGTGTGGCCAGGAAGAATAAAATATGAACCTTGTTCATCGTGATTTAGTTTTGCTTGAACTAAGCAGCGGTCGTCAAAGTTTTTGGGGTCTACGATTAAACCGGGAACGTGCTGAAAGATGCGAAAATCTTTTGGTGAAAGAGTAAGGTCGTAGCCGTAGGAGCTGGTGCCGTAGCTAATGACCGGGCGCTGGAAATGACCACAAGGCGCAAGACCTGGGCGCAGTACATTTTCCACTTCCCGCACCTTCCCCGGCTCAAACGGGCTGATCATCCCAGCCTCAGCCAGCTGCCAGATGCGCCAGTCGGGGATGGGGCCGGCGGGCTGTAGGTGGCGAATCCCCCTGGAACCAGGGATGAATACCTCGCGCTGATCGTTTGGTGGGGTCATGGGCGGCGAAAGCGTGCGGGCTTGCGGCGGTTGATGATGGCCCGGGCACGGGCAAGGATCTGTCGTGGCGTGGCAGCGAGCTCCGGGCCGTCAGGCGTCTTCGCCACGCCAGATCGCGCTGGCTCCTCCTCAGGCTTGATTCGAGGGAACAGGATCACCGCGATAGGGATGCGAGGCGGCGGAGATTGCTGGTGCATGAGACCAAGGCAAAGGGTGGTTGTTCTGTGGCTATCCTGACAGGGATTGGCTCATCCCGCACGCGGGTCATACAGCTCACATTCGGCTGCAAAGCCGGGGTTACTGGCTTTCGCCTCCGGCACCCCGTCCTTACAGGGATTTGCTCCCCCACGCCAGCGGCTGCAGTCGAAGCACGAGGGACCAGTCCTGACGCGCTGCCGCGGGATCTCCGGCCACAGCCCGGCGTGCGTGTCGCCGCGGCGAACTGCGCACACCGCTTCATGAGAGCAGCCCAGTTGCCTGGCCAGGCTGCAGCTGCTCAACTCCGACAGCAGGATCAGGAGCACCTCATCAGGGCTCAGCGGGCGGCGCTGCCGCTTCTTGGGTGGCGACTGGCTGCGCTCGCCCTCCCAGACAGTCCACCGATGCTCACAGCTGTGGCACCGATACCGGCGGCGACGGCGACCATCTCGATTTAGCCGAGTATCAGCTGTTCGGAAGCTGTGGCCGTGACACCTGGGGCATTCGGTTGGAGGGTTGGTCATGGATGCACCGCTCGCCCGGCCCCCGACGTGTGGCACCCCACCCCGTCGAGCCAGTCGGCTGTGGCGCTGCTGCAGTAGCGCTCTCGCAGTTGCCGGGCAATCTCGTGGGCGACGGCGGCGGAGTCGCGGCGGCAGTCGCTGCAGATCGCTTCGACCGGGCATGGGCCACCGGTTGGGCAAGCGCCACGGCACACCGCCAAGGCCAGGCGGTCGGCAGGGGTGATGGTGGCCGGGGCCGGTCCATCAACTTTCCACGGCAGCCTAGCCTGAGGCGCGGGGATCGGCCGCCAGGGGCCGTTCTGGTGGTCGGCGCCCTGCCATTCGTTGTCGCGCTGGCGGACGTAGCGGGGGAGGCCGGGGAGGCAGTCGGTCATGGTTCAAAGTCCTCAAAGATTCCAAGTTCAATAGCTTCCGCTGCTGT